CCGTCTTGTGCGAAAGCTATGCAAGTTCTGTCATTGCCAGTCTTTGCAAGTCTATTGGAAACTGTAAATTTGAAGCCAAGAAAAGTATCAATATCGCCTTGCACGAGTGCTTTAACAGTATTGAAATCTGAACTTGTAACTTCTGTTACGTTTAAAAGATTATTAATCTGCTCCGGAGACACGATAAGGTGTCTTGGAATAGAAGGGTCAACATCAGCTTTATCAAACGTCTCTTTAGCTTTCGCTAATTTAGGAATGTTTAATCCTGTAGTTGAACCAACATTAGCTGCGATTGCAGTTTGTGCGGCTTCTGTTCCTGAACCAGTTTCACCTGTGTAGGCAGTACCAGTTGCAGCAGATATAATAACATCATCCATTGCTCTCCCCATTGCGTAAGCAGCGGCTTGTGCGTAAGACGATGTAGGGTCAATTAAAAGACGTACTTTGTCCTGTTGATCAATTAAATCAGCAAATTCATAATCTGCAAGAGATACTCTTCTTCTTGAGTGAGGAGTGTCTATTTGCGGAGTGTCTGAATGTCTACTTGTTTTAAGTTGAGCAGTTACTGAACCCACTTGGTCAAAATATGCATTTTTTCCAACTACAGATTCAACACGAACTTTGTCTCTTAATAACGATCCCATTTGTTGAGATAGCATTTGTACGTTAGCAGAATACTGCTGTACAAAAGCTGTTGTTATTTGTGATGACATAATTGTCTCTCCATTTATTTGTTATTATTATTATTAAAACAGAAAGGTTATCCACTTAAAATAAGTAGGCTTCTCTTGGATTTTAAGTCTTTTAGACTAGAAGTCTATTCCTTCTCGTCAAAAGGGTTCTTGCGAATTGTCCTATTAATAACCCCTTATCTTAATTTATAAAAAAAAACAAGGGGTTAAAATTTTTATTTAGTCAGCATTTCTCTTAACGTATAAACTTGTTGTACCATTTTATCGTGATCTGGATGTTGCTTGTTCCAATATGGACCATCTTTGTTATCCATGATTGAAGATATTTCTGATTCAATATCACTTGTTTTAGATGCGTTTTCATCTTCTGGAGACATAATTTTATCTTCAGTTAATAAACTTGCAATCTTAGCAAATCCTTTAATCATCTCAGGATGATCTCCTACTCTCATGCCGTTTTTAAGTTCAAGATCAAGTATCTCTGTGTTTAAATTAGCTTTAGCTAATGCTCCAGCTCTTTTAACATTTGCTTCAAAGTCTCTTCCCCATTCTTTTCTTAATTCTTGTTCAGCTTGAACTTGAGAAGTTTCTGTATCAACTTTAGATTGATGAGCATTACTTTCCATATTATTTTTATAAAACTCTAAAACACCTTGAGCTTGTTTATTGCTTAAACCTAACTTATGTGCGTTCTCAGCAAATTGTTTTACATCTCCTTCATTTAATGGAACAATATCAGATTTAACATCTAAGGTATATTTATCAGCGGAAGCTGGTCTACCTAATTTATCAAATACTTCATTCCATTGTTCTTCAGTTGAGTTTTTATTTGGTACAGCAACTTTATCTTTACCAATCATTTGTGTTGCATTGATATATGACTTTGCAAGTGCATCTATCTCTGTAAACTTTTCTATGTTTGGATCGTTTCTAAACTCTTGAGAAATTGCTTCTTTCCAAGATTTAGCCGCTACTGGTTGTTCTGTTGTTGGTGATACAGGTGTATCTGTTTTTGCAACACTAGCTATTGTTGCTGTTGGTTCTGTAGTTTGTGTCTGTTCTACAGGCGAAGCAGGTTGCTCCGTTATCTGTTCTGATGACATTTTTATTTTCCTTTTTCATTATCGTTAAGTAGCATTGCTTTTATAAATAGAAGGATGCTACGTTGTCCTTCCATATATGCACTCTCATGGCTATCACCTTTGATATTAGTGGTAGTATAATGGTGGCATCTCTTTTCTAAATCAGACATAACTTGTTTACCTTCGTCTGTTCCAAATATGTATTGGTAGTTTTTCTTTAAACCTTGAACATATTTTTCAAAGTTCTTTTCCTTATCTTTTGCTTGACCCATATTTATTCTGCGGCATTTACAATAGCTTTAGCTTCTTCTGGAAGAGCTTTAGCAAGTGGTGCAGCATCTCCTGCCATCTTAGCCACCTGTTCAGCTTGTTGCATCTGCATTTGCTCCTGTTGTTGTTGTGCTTGTTGGTTTCTCATTTCTTGTACTTCACCTTGAGACTTTAATAATTTTTGTGGCATACCAACAATGTCGGCAACGTGCTTAACTAAATTATCAAAATTTACGTAGTCAAATACAGGAGCTACATTAGCTAAACTTCCAAGTATTTCAACAGCTCTTATAATAGATTGAAGCTCTGTGGATTTCTGTGCCTTTGCTAAAGGAGAAACATATTCAATATCTATATTAACACCCGATAAAGATTCAGGTGGTGGAGCAAACTGGTTGTTTCTTAATAGAATATTAAATACTCTATCAATAAGGGGTTGTAATAATTCTGATTGTAATCTTCCTAATACTGGTCCAAGTAATCTCATCTTCTCTTCGTTTCTTTGAATAACTTCTGTCGCTGTCATTTGCGGACCATCTTGCATCATTAATTGGTTCACATAAAACACACTTCTAATTGCATCTCTTCTTTGCTCTTCCATATTTAAACCTAATGGATTATTCGCACCGATGTTTAAAGGTTCAATTCTATCTCTTGTACCTGATCTATAAAAATTTAATCCACCCGGAACTGTTCTAACAGGTAATAAGAAACCATCGTCAGGAACTAATAAAGGTGGGTCTACTTGTTTTTGTGCAGCTTTAATTGTTGTCTTAGACATTTCATTTAACATCTTAACATCAGGTAATGCTGTCATTGCAGGTGATCTACCATAAACTTCATTTGATGCTTTTAAATATCTTGGAACTACAAATGGAAATTCTTTAAATCCAGAAATTGATAATTCATTTCCACCTTTGTATTCAAAATATACAGATTCAAATGGCATATTCTTTTTATCTTTTTTACTTGGATTAAAATCATTTCTTGGATAAACCGCATGAATAATAGGTACTTCTTCATAAGGATTTTTCTGAGCTAAAGCTGTAATATCTTTTGATACCTTGTCTCCAAATTTTTGAACTAATGCTCTAGCTGTAATATTAAATTTTCTAAAGATAGTATCAATTTTACCTTTTTGACTTTCAGCTACAAAAATTTCATCAATGTGTCTTGTAGAAAATTTTAATAAATCATCATCATCTTCTTCAATGAACATTGCCGCTGTACCAAAAGTAATAAGATCGTGATACAATTCAAATATTTCTTGTTGGAAGTTTGATCTGTTAAATGCTTTGTACATAACTTCCGTTGCTTCTTCTAACCATATCTTCGCTTCGTCATCATTAAAATCTTCTAGTTTTTTAAATCTTAAAGTGAACCAAGGTGTAGATGGATTTGTAAGCATACCATGTAATGATGATGCTAATAATTCTAATGCTTGTAAAGGTGAGCTATCAAATATAAGCTCCATTCTTTTATCGCCACGACTTCTTTTTTTATTAATATCTGATTTTCTTGGTAACATATAATCAGCAACTTCTTGCCAATGCGTTTCCCAGTTTTGTCGTCTACCAGATAGTCTTTCAAATCTTGAAATTAATTTTGATGTTAGTTCTGTTTTTGCCATTATGCTCTTCCTAGTAAAGATTTTTTACCTAAAACTGCTTTATCATCTTTACCAACTCCTCTTGCATTTGTTAATATTGTCATTGATCTTCCTTTAGATTTTGTTTTTCTTTCATCATAAGTTACGTCTGTTGCATTGCTTTGTGATATTTCAGATGTAGTAGGTGATGGAACTTTAACTATTGTTCCTCCTACGTTAGTTGCAGTTGGTCTATTATCATTATCTCCACCTTGATAAGTAGTAGTTACTCTTGATTTTCCACCGCCTTGCCAATCTGAAGTTCCAACTAATTTATTATCTGTCATTGAACCTTTAACTGCTCTTACAACCATTCCTGTAACTCCACCGCCTTTAACAAAATCTCCAACTTTTTGAAGTGTAGTTTTTCTTACTTGCGTTACTGTATGTTTTCTTGTTGTTGGAGCATCTGCACTTCCGCTAGAACCCGCACTTGATCCACCCATATTATGCGTCTCCTAACAAAGTTTTTTCTGCCTTTGCAGCTTCTTCAGCTTCTGGCATTAATGATCCTGTTAATATTGTAGATTTTCTACCACGTCTTTTTCTCTCTACTGCTGCTCTCTCTTGTGCTAGTCTTTCTTTTTCTTCAGCAGAAATAGTAGGTTCTGGAATTGGTGGTGGTGGTTGAACCGGTGGTAATGGTGGCATTTTTGGTTTAAGTATTGAACCCATATTTAATTCCTATATAATTTGGTATCTGTTATCTGCTACATCTTGTGGAGCAGTTTGTCCAGTTTTTATTTCTCGTAAACCAACACTTAAGTACCTCATCGCATCACACGCATGAGATGACCAATCGTGAACAGGTTTACTTCGGAACATACGATTTTTGTCAATATACTTCCGATGATAATGTCTTAACGCATCTATTAATTTTTTGCAATGGTCTGTATCAATCCAACATTTAGGTAGGATCATGCTGGTTGCGTGTATTCCATCTTCTAATGGTAGTTTTGGAACAACCTTAAATCTTATTCCTAATTGATAAGCAACTTCTCTTCTGGTTTTACCATTACCAAATTCGGTAACTTCTATATCATGGGGTGCAAAATGTTCTTTGTAAACGTAGTCTTTTTGTTTCAACACCTGAATATAATGCGGTAATCCCTGTCCACGTTCTTCATGGTAGTCTATAATATTAATTGATCTACCTAGTTGCTGATAAAAGATAATAGCACTATGATCCGCCACTCCTAAATCCCAAGACGTAGAGACCGGTAAACTAGGATCATAAGGTACTCTAGTTAATTGTTTATTATCTTCCATCTTAACTAGCACATCATTATAAATTGCACCTTCTATATTCGCTATCCAATCACATTCAAACTCCTGTTGGTACTTCTTCTCTCCCATTACTTCTTTTGCCTTGACCAACTCTTCTGGGTCTACAATTTTAGTTTCACTAGCTTTAGCTTTATAGTTAAACCAATCTTCCGCACCTTGTGCGTGTTGGTAGAGTTCGTAAAAATTATTATTCATTCCTTGTGGTGTACCAATAAAAACGCAGTAGCCTTTGCGATCTGAAAGTGCGGGTCTTATAATTTCTGGAAACAGCTTACTATTTACATTAGCATATTCATCTATTACACATCCATCTAGGTAGATACCTCTTAACCCGTCAGAGTTCTCTGATCCAAGCAAGGTTATTCTTGCACCATTGGGTAAATCTACCCTTAGTTCCGTTTCATTAAACTTCGTATAAGGAATCTTGGCGGTAAACTGTTTCATATAATCCCAAGCAATAGATTTACTTTGTTTAAAGGTTGGTGAGATATATGCGTATCTAGGATTTTTTTGTTTAGACAGTAGTGCTGACCTAATTAAATGATTAATCATGCATACTGTTTTGCCGAACCGCCTATGGCAAACTAGCACAGACCATCTGTATTTAGAAATTTGGTTGTGCAACAAGGCTTGGTGTTTTCTAGGGGTATAAGGAATCTTAATATCCATATCTAGTGTATTAGTTTCGATGGCATACTATAGCCAGTTGTGTTGTAATCAAAGTTTAATAAGCTCATTGTGTAGTGTGCGAATGTCTCTGCGGTTTCGTGTTGGTCAAAGCCGTATATCTTAATAGTTAAGCTATGGTCTTTTTTGCTAATCAATACTATTGAAGTTAAATCGTCTTGTATGTAGTCCCACATATACTACTAGATATAGTAAATAAAAAAAAAATTAAAGTATAAAGGCTTTTATATTTAGGTGTGGGTTACTTTTAAAGACGTCTGTGTGTCTGTTGAGAAATCCGGAGTATATATATAAAAAAAAATGCGACCATCTGCTGGGGTATATCCCCCTCTTTCAAAGTCAAATTCCTTCAATTTACAGGCAAACTTTCCGATAATCATTAATTATCAACCATAGCTATCGTTAACTTTTTCTTATCATTATCCCAAAGTGGTAAGCCGATCACATACGCATTTAAAATAAATGTTGTTGATGTAAATGAATACTGAATATCTACTCAACTTCT